GATTCTCTGCCTCCAACCAATTCTTGAAGGAAATGGAATCTTTCTTAAAAAGATCGGGAGATTTGTCAATCCAAGAACAGGATTCAACGTTGTCGCAACCGCAAATACTAAGGGCAAAGGTTCAGATGATGGAAGATTCATTGGAACTAATGTGCTCAACGAAGCCTTTTTGGAAAGATTCCCTGTAACCTTTGAGCAAGAGTATCCACCTGTATCAGTAGAGAAAAAGATTCTTGATGGCGTTGCTGCAAAGAACGGCGTTACTGATCATCAGTTTTTAGATAAACTTGTAGATTGGGGTGACATTATTCGTAAAACCTTCTATGATGGTGGTATAGAAGAGATTATCAGTACTCGTAGATTGGTTCACATAGTTCGTGCTTTTAGTATTTTTAATGATAAAGCAAAAGCAATTAAAGTATGTACTAATCGTTTTGATGATGAAACTAAGCAATCTTTCTTAGAATTATATGATAAAGTTGATGCTGATTTTGAGTTACCTAGTGAGGAAGTATGACTATTTGGCAAGATTATATTGATGCACTCTTTGATGCCTTCCCTCAGTTAAAGATAACTGAGGAGTGGGCAAGGTGGCAAGGGAAAGACGCTGAATTGATAGCAAACATCCGTGAAGGTAGGCACTTCATTAAGGCAAGAGAAGCACACATAACCGATCCCAACTCCGACATATACAATACCATACTCTATCCTAAAACAGGGGCAGATCTGCCTTGTTTTGGTATGGATTTAATGAAGTTTAGTGATAGGAAGGTAATCATAGTATTTGACTTCCAACATCCAAGAGAGAATTATCTATTTTCAGTAGATGGATTACCTGAAGATGATGGTAAGTATAGGTTTTTTGAGATGGGTAATCATTTTTCTAAGAATATCTTTGTAAGATATTGTAAACCAGAAGAGGTGAATGCTTATCTATCTACATTTAAAGATTACTTGACACAATACAAAAATATGGTAGAATTAGGGAAACCAACAGGTAAAGATACTACAGCATATAAGGATTTTGATGCTTATATGACTAGATTGGATCCTGTTCGAGGATATTTAAAAACAAAATTTGGTGAGGAGAAATCTGAATCATTTGTAAACGATTTCTTATTCACTTATGGTTAATTCTTGGAGTTTACTTTACGACGAAATTTATGGAGATGATGAAATGACTGAAGACATTAAAATAACCTCATTAGAGAGCGATGAATATGATCCAAAACCAAAATCTGATTCAGAAGATACTGATTGGAATGATCCTGTTATTAAAGTAGGAGATGATTTACTTTCTGGTTTAGGTACAGCATCTATAGATAGTGATTCTGTATTTTGTAGTGGAGGAGATTTTATTTCTGTAGATTCTAGTTTGAATTACGATACTTTTAATATAGATCTTGGTTCTGTTAATTGTACAGATGGTATTACAATAACTGGTGATCCAGATGGAGTAACAACTACATTTGGTGATTCTCCAACACCTGGAATAGAATCAGATAATCCTAGAAAATACAAAGAGGATGAATCTATCAAGGCTCTTCAGGATTATATCTCTACCACTTATGGTGGACATTATACTTCCAAAGAAAACAATGTCCAGACACTTGACCTTATAGAGTCCGTAGGAGATGCGGAATCTTTCTGTCGTTCTAATGCAATCAAGTATTTGAGTCGCTATGATAAGAAAGGTCAAGCAAAACGTGATATACTAAAAGCATTACACTATACTCTACTCTTATATCATTTCAGTGGACAATTAAATGAAACTCCGACCCGTGGTTATGAAACTTTCTGATAAAACACTTACAGTTCTTAAAAACTTTGCTGGAATTAATAATTCCATTCTTGTAAAACAAGGAACACAACTTCGTACAATGTCTGTTGCTAAGAATATTCTTGCAGAAGCAGTTATTGATGAAGAGTTTCCTAGAGATGTTGCAGTCTATGATTTAAACCAATTCCTCAATGGATTGAGTTTACATCAGGATCCTGATCTCGATTTTGAAAATGATTCTTATATTACAATCCGTGAGGGTAGAAGAAGAGTCAAATATTTCTATGCAGATCCAGCAGTAATTATATCTCCTCCAGATAAACAAATTACTTTACCTACAGTAGATGTTAATTTTCAATTAGAAAGTGCATCTCTTGAGAAGTTGCTTAAAGCAGCAGCAGTATATCAATTACCTGATTTATCTGTAATTGGTGATAACAATGAAATTCGTCTTGTTGTAAGAGATAAGAAGAATGATACTTCCAATGAATACTCTATAATTGTAGGGGAAACTGATAAGGAATTTGTTTTCAATTTTAAAGTTGAAAATATTAAAATTATTCCTGGTGCATATGATGTATCTATTTCATCAAAATTACTTTCTGAGTTTACTAATACAAAGTATGACTTAAAGTATTATATTGCATTAGAACCTGATTCTACTTTTGAATAATGAATTATATTGGATTAGAAGTTGTCTTTTGGACAACTCTTACAATCTACATCCTAATAAAGTTAGGAGTATTTAAAAAGATATGAGCAAAACTGAAATCATACAGGGAAAGGTAAAAACAGTTTTTACCACCTCTGAACCTGATAAAGTTCTTATACAATATGAAGATAAAGTTACTGCTGGTAATGGTAGAAAGATAGATTTTCCTGAAGGAAAGGGAAAAGTATGTCTTGAGATTTCTTCATATCTATTTAAAATGTTAGAGGAACATGGTATCCCTACTCATTACTTGGATATATTTCCTGAACGGATTATGTCCTGTAAGAAGGTTGACATTATTCCTATAGAAGTTGTGGTAAGAAATATTGCTGCTGGATCTATTGTTAGACAAACAACATTGGAGGAAGGTAAAATTATTAATTGGCCTTTAGTGGAATATTACTTAAAGGATGATGATAAGGACGATCCTCTTCTTACTATAGATCGTATTAATTTAATGGGATATGGTAATGAATTATCTGTTTTAGAGTATCAAGCAAGAGAGATTAATTCTATACTTAGGTCTACTTTTAGAAAGATTGGACTAACACTTGTTGATTTTAAACTAGAGTTTGGTTATGATTCTAATGGTAATATACTTTTATCTGATGAGTTGTCACCTGATGGAATGCGTCTTTGGAAAGAAGGAACTAAAGATAGTTTTGATAAAGACTTGTTTAGGAAAGAAGAAGGTGATATAGTAGAAGCGTATCAATACATATTGAATCAATTACTTACTAAAATAGGGTATACTGCATAATATTGATTCTTTAAAAATTTTTTTAAATTATGAGTGATTTTATCTGGGTTGAAAAGTACAGACCCCAAACTATTGATGAATGTATTCTTCCAAAGAGTACAAAGAAAACTTTTCAGGATTTTTTATCTAAAGGTGAAATCCCTAATATGCTTCTATCTGGTCCTCCAGGTATTGGAAAGACCACTGTTGCTAAATGTTTATGTAACCAGTTAGGGGCAGATTACTATGTCATTAATGGATCGGATGAGGGGCGTTTTCTTGACACTGTTAGGAATAATGCCAAGAACTTTGCGTCTACGGTATCTCTCACGAGTGAGTCGAAGCACAAGGTTATCATCATCGATGAAGCAGACAATACCACTCCCGACGTACAACTCCTTCTCAGAGCGAGTATTGAGGAGTTCTCCAAAAACTGTAGATTTATCTTCACCTGCAACTATAAGAATAAGATCATCGAACCACTCCATAGTCGTTGTGCTGTCGTTGAGTTTTCAGTAAATGGTAAACAAAAGCAATTAATTGCTGCATCATTCTTTGCTAGATTGAGGCAGATATTAGAGCAGGAGAGAGTTGATTTTGATGATAAGGTTTTAGTCCAATTAATTAATAAACACGTTCCAGATTGGCGTAGAGTGCTTAATGAATGTCAAAGATACTCTGTAGGGGGTAAGATAGATAGTGGAATATTAGCACATTTTTCTGATGTAAAAGTAAATGATCTCATTAAAAACCTCAAGGCGAAGAACTTTTCGGAAGTACGTAAATGGTGTGTCAATAACTTGGATAATGATCCTAGTGTTTTATTGCGTCGCCTTTACGATAGTTTATACGAATCCCTTGTTCCTGCCTCTATTCCTGCTGCCGTTCTTGTTATTGCGAAGTACCAGTACCAAATAGCATTTGTGGCAGACCAAGAGATAAATTTACTTGCTTGTTTAACTGAAATTATGGTGGAGTGTGAATTCAAATGAAAAGAATAAAATACATCTTTAAAGTCTATATTTCAGAGAATGTTTCTTCTCCATTTGGGGATGATGAAACACATCCTATTGCGTTGTCAGATGCATCCAAATGTCGTAATCTTTTGGCAAATAATTTGAAAAGAAATAAAAGTTCTCTGAGGGTTTATCTTGATAAATTGGATATCTATACTTTAGATGGTATGCCAACAGAGAAAGAATTGGAGGGTACATTCTTGAAATATAGAGGAAGTGAAGAAGTTGAAGTGGAATCGGATAATCACACAAATTTACCACCAGGTAAACCTAAAAAAGTCAATTGGGCATCTAGAAATCGTGGTAATAAACCTGTAGTATCATCTACAACATTTAGAAAGGATATGAAAGTGTATCCAGACAATCTTGATCCAGGAGTGTGAGTTTAAATGATATAAATAAACTTAAGTTTTAGAGTTAGAAAAGGGAATAATAAAACACACACACTCCCAACACATAAACTCATAAACTTATATACATTTGCAAATTAACTATCATGTCTAGGAACCCCTACGAACTTCGTATGGACTGTCTTCAAATGGCAGAAAGTAGGCTTCAAACACGTTATAATGAAGCACAACGGAGATATGAATACCTTGATGAAAAGGGTATTTTACAAGATCCTAATGATTATCCAATATATCCAACTGATCAAGAGATTGAAGAGTTGGCAGACAAATTAGTTTCTAAAATGTCTGGAGAGTAAATATTATGAGTGATACTGTAACTTTAGATGTTTGGGGTAATTTAAACGTGGTAAAGGGACCTACAAAAATTTGTGCACGGTGTTCTGAAGAAAAACCTTTAGAACAATTTACCATTTGTAATACTACACCAAAACAGATTCATAGAAAAAGATTTTGCAAAGTATGCTATGCTGAAATGCAAAAAGAACGAATGATTATTAGGAAATCTGCTCCACCAAAAACCACTGAATGTGAATTATGTGGTAAAAAAACAAAAATGTATATGGATCACTGCCATACTAAATTAGTTTTTAGGGGATGGATTTGTAATGATTGTAATACAGGTCTTGGTAAATTTCATGATGATGTTGAATTATTAGAAAAAGCTATTTGTTATTTGGAAAAATCTAAATGAAAAAGACTAATCTTGAAGAAAAGATTAAAATTGCTGAAGAGCGAATTACTGAATTGAATACCTTAATTGGACATTGGAGGAAACAAAATGATTACAAAAGAGAAGCAAAAAGCACAAGTTAAGTCTAGATTTTATTATCTATTCTGGGGCGTAGCTACAGTATCAGTTGTACTTGGACAAGTATATGTTGGTTCTGGATATAGAATGTATGCTGGAGCATTAATGAGAATCTTCGATGCTATTGACTTAGAAATCGGAAGGGATTATAATAATGAAAGATTTTATTAAATTATGAGTAAAAAGGGACTCAAGACCCCACTTAGATATCCTGGTGGTAAATCTCGTGCCTGTACTAAGATGGGTCAATTTTTTCCTGATCTTAGGGAATATGTTGAATATCGTGAACCATTCTTAGGTGGTGGAAGTGTAGCGATACACGTTAGTAAGTTATATCCTCATTTAAAGATTGTAGTTAATGATCTTTATGAACCTTTAATGAATTTCTGGAGTAATCTTCAGATGTTTGGTGGTGAATTATATACTGAATTAAAGAATCTTAAAATTACTAATTGCAATCAGGATTCTGCAAGATGTTTATTTGCAGAGATGAAAGATGTTATTAATGATAAAACTAAGACTGATCTTGAAAGAGCAGTTGCTTTTTATGTTGTAAACAAATGTAGTTTCTCTGGTCTTACTGAGTCATCTTCTTTCTCACCACAAGCAAGTGATTCTAATTTTTCTATGAGAGGTATTGAAAAGTTACCAGAGTATTCTGAGATTATTTCACACTGGCACATCAATTCATATTCTTATGAATATTGTTTCAGAACAGATATTCATGATGGATTGTTTATGTATCTAGATCCTCCTTATGATATAAAGGATAACCTTTATGGTAAGAGTGGAGCGATGCACAAAAGTTTTGATCACGACAAATTTGCTTCTGATTGTGATGAACATAACCATATAAAAATGCTAATTAGTTATAATTCTGATCAGTTGGTTAAAGATAGATTTAAAAACTGGAATGCAGGTGAGTTTGATTTAACTTATACTATGCGTTCAGTTGGTGAATATATGAGAGATCAACAAAAAAGAAAAGAGTTATTATTGTTCAATTATAAATTATCAGAGGTTACTATTGATGGATGAAGAGCACGTTAATGATCTCTGGGAAGATATGGATCGACTTAATTCTTTATATGAAGAGTTAATGTGGGATTATGATGATGTATTAGAATTTGTTCCTGATTATGAAAATGATAGAATCATAATCAAAAATAAATCTAAAGAATTAGACGAGTGACATTAAAAGACCATCTAGGTCCAAAAAAGAATTGGACTAAAGAGCAGTGGTTAGATTATGCATATGTACAAAAGCATAATCCTTGGATAACTGATGAGGATCGTGAGTATTGGAAAGATAAAATTAAAGAACTTACATGACTACATTTGAAATTATTTTCATTCCAATTATATTTCTTGAAGAGTTTGTCAAGAGAACTCTAATTGGTGTATACTATATGTGGCAAAAGTTTGACTACTGGAACTTTAATCGTAAATTACCTAAATGACTGAATTGAAAGATTGGTTGAACTCAATCAACCAAACAAAAAAGAATTTGATTGATGAAGATCCTTTATTAGAAAAAGAGTATAATCCTTATATTATAAATCGCATTTATTCTGGACATCTTGATTCTGTAATGTTTGCGAATGAGATGAATAGGTATTCGTTCCTACCAAAAAAGATTCAATATGATTTTTATCTAAATAGTTTACGATCTAAGAAGAGATTCTCTCCTTGGCTTCGCAAAGATAAAATCAAAGATCTTGATTATGTAAAACGTTACTATGGGTATAGTAATGAGAAGGCACAACAGTCTTTGAAAATCCTAACAACTGAACAACTTAATTTTATAAAATCGAAATTTGAAACTGGAGGAACAAAATGACTGTGCTTAAAGAGCCTGAGGTGAAGTGGTCGCCTGACCAGATGATAGAAGTAACTCTGAATGAACCAGATGACTTCTTAAAGGTAAGAGAAACTCTCACAAGAATTGGAGTAGCATCCCGAAAAGAAAAGAAGATATATCAATCCTGCCATATATTGCATAAGCAAGGAAGGTATTTCCTTGTTCATTTTAAAGAATTATTTGCCCTTGATGGCAAACATGCTAATCTCACTTCCAACGATGTTCAGCGTAGGAATCGTATTGCTCAGTTGCTTGCTGATTGGGGATTAGTTGGTGTTGTAAATGTTGATAGTATACAAGACATTGCCCCACTTAATCAGATTAAGGTTTTATCTTATAAAGATAAAGGTGATTGGATATTAGAAACGAAATATAATATAGGTGCAAAGAAAAAGAAAGTGGAAGAAGGGGGTTGACACCCTCTTTTTTTATGCTATAATATATTTGTTGAATCGACGGGTTCAACGGGGAGTGACTGAATAAACTTTCTGGCATATAGCTGGTTAAGGTGACGAGACAC